CGTTAATGCCCGTTTCCATTGCCATTGCTAAATTGAATATCTCTTGTTGCGTCTTTAAGCTTTTCAACATCTTTTTTTAGTTTTTCAATCTCCTTTTCAGCCTGCATAAGCATAACTTTAACGTGTAGGTTTTCTTCTAATATTTTTTGTTGTTTCTCAGTATCTTCTGCCAATGATTCCAAAAGAAAAAATTGTTCTTTATCGACAGGTATTTGATCTGCCTTCTTTAATAAATCTGCTTCCATTAACTGAAGTCTTGTTTCTAAAGTATTAATGGTATTAGTCATACCAATATACATATAAACTGCAAAACCTGCGCCAGCAATAATCATCCCGAGCGTTTTTAAATCGGTTTTTACTGCTGTCTCTTCTGTTATCTTTGACATAAACTATTTATAGAATCCGTCAAAAATCCAATCAATGAATTTTTGCCACTGCTTCTTAATCCATTTAACCATAGTTTTCTCCTCTGTTGTAGGTATCTCTTCTTTACAACCACATTTTGAACACTTACAAGTAGTGCATTCGCCCATGCCCGCAAGACAGTGACACCTATGATTACATTTATTACATTGTTTATTCACAATATATTCTCCAGTTAGTATTGATTAGCGCAGAATTAATTCGTGCGAAGCTAGGTATTTTAAAGATTAATTATTTTCAGTCAAGAAATATTATCCGTAAATATCACCCCAAGTATTACCATATTCGTAGTCTACTTTGTTGGGTACAGATAAAGTTACAGCATTTTCCATAATTTCTATTATCTTTTTTGCTTGTTCTTCTGATGCTATGGAAATATCTAATTCGTCGTGTATTTGTATGTGCGGTATGATTCCTTCTTTATATAAATCTAGCATTGCTTTCTTAGTCATATCAGCAGCAGATCCTTGGATTAATTTATTTAATGCTTTGTATGTATAGGCTCTTCTTATTCTTCCTCTACCATAAGTTCTTTCCGCTTCTTCAAATGACATAGCTTTATGCATACCAAATTGATTTGGTTCCCATTTATCAAACCTACATCTTCTACCAAGTAATGTTCCTATTGATCCAGATGTTTGTGCGTGTTTAGAAGTTGAATTCATTAACTCTCTAACAAAAGGTACGTTCTCGTGATACTGATTAAATAATTCTTCTGCTTCTGCTTTAGTTTGTAAACCTAATTCAGCTTGTAGTTTTGCTTTACCCATTCCATAAAACAATCCAAGATTAATTGTCTTAGCTTGTGTTCTAGAAATTTTTGCCATATCAGCAACTGTTTGGTGAAAGTCTACTGAGTTATCTTTAAATTTTTCTACAATCTTTGTTACTGATTGATCAAAAGAAATAGGTTCTGTTGTAGCTGCATAATGCACAACTAATCTTGGTTCTTGTTGTGAGTAGTCAAAGCAACCCCATTTGTGATCAACTTCAGGTAAAAATAAAGATCTTATCAATGGACCTAATTCTTTATTTCTTGCAGGTATCTGCTGTAAATTTGGATTAGAATAACTAAATCTACCTGTTACAGTACCGCCTGTGTCTGATCTAATTGGGTTAATATCTGCGTGTATTCTACCTCTATGTTCGTGTTTTAATATAGTATCTATAAATGTAGTATGGGCCTTGTTTAATTCTCTGGCTTTTGCTATTTTCTTAACTAATGGATTTGCATGTGTTGAAAGGAAGTTTTTAGTAAATGATGGCGCACCAGTTTTCTCTGTGGTTTCATAAGGTAAAGAAAGTTTTTGAAATACTTCTGCAATGCTTCTTGCTGCCCATATTTGAGGCTCTATGCCTGTTTCTTTTTTTACTTCTTGGATTAAGTTTTCTTCTTCTGTGCTTAATTTTTTCTTTAATTCATGAGCTTTTTGAACGTCAACACGTACGCCTCTAAACTTCATATCAATTAAACAAGGAAACAACTGTGTTTCTAAATCAAATATGTTTGTTAAATTTTGTTTTCTTATTTCTCTAGATAATGTTTTAAATAATTCTAATGTAAGTTCAGCATCTTTTTCTGCATAAGTACCTACATACATTGCAGGTAGTTTGTACATTTCTTTTTTAGCATCTATGCCCCAGGAGTCTGCTGCTTCTTTCAAAGCTTTTTCATCTTTAACTTCTCCAAGATAATCAAACGATACACTGTTTAATGAATACCAAATTCTGTTTTCATCAATCAATGATGCCATAACCATTGTATCAATGATATGACCATTTAATTGTATTCCATATGATTTAATCCAGCAGACATCATACATTGCGTTATGAAATATTTTTATTGCATCTGTCGCACAAACTTTTTTAAACCACTCAAGTACAATTCTTTTATCTAAGTTACCGCCACCTTCGTGTGCTATTGGATAATAACCTGACCATCCATCAACAGCTACAGCAATACCTACAATCTCTCCCCTACCTTGTATGGCACCAGATCCTTTTGATTTTAAATCAGGATCTTTTGTTTCTAAGTCGATTGCAATATACTTTGCATCTTTTAAATCTGGAAAAGTTTCAGGACAATTCCATTCAGTAGCTGCCTCAAACATCATTTTAAAAAGCCCACCAAATTAAAATAGCTGGTATAACAAAATGTTCAAACACTTCATAGATTGCTAAAAATAATAACAAGAATGTAAACCACAAACTTGTCTTAGATTTTTTTGCAACGTAAGTGAATAATCTAAAATGCCAACTAGTTATCTTATCTGTTACTTTTAATATTTTACTTCTTATTTTTGGTTCTTTCATTTTTATACTCCTAAAATATAATATGCTAAACAAATTGCCATAATTAAAGTTATGTCGATCAAACAAAGTTTATACATTATTTCTTTTTATTCTTCTTGTTATAACATTTTTTACACATATAGCTATAGTTGAATGCAATATTTTTCTTTTTACAAACAACGCATTTAACGTTTATCATCTTTAAGCTTTAAGATTTCTAACTCACAATAGTGAATTATTTTTTTTAAATCTTCTATTCCATTTTTATCCTTGTACCTACAAACGTACTTCACAACGTTCCCCTGAAAGAACGAAAGGTTATTTTTTGAAATAAATTCATACGGCTGAATGCGAAAAGATTTATAATGACTTCCGCCTACCTGCCTTTCTTGTGGAAATGCTTCTTCAAACATTTTTTTATTTGTCATACTATTGGTCCTCCTATGTTGTATTGATATTCTGATGTTACCTGCGGTAAATACAGTTTTTCTTTTGCTCTTGTTATACCTACAAAAAACGTTCTGTGTTCAGGATCAGGATTTTTTAATGCTGATTCATATATTATTCTTTCAATGTCTGTAAATAAAACAACATTTTCTGCTTCTTCTCCTTTTACACTATGTATTGTAGATACTTTTATTTTTGCTTTCTTCATTAGATCATCGCCTGATTCTAATAAATTTTTTATATAAACCTTGCTTTCTTCTGGAAAATTTAAATGCTCCCAGCTCCCCGTCGCTCGCAACCCGTAATGTTCTCTAAGTTCTTGCATATCAACCGAGGTAATGGACTCTAGTTTCTTTTCATTCTTAAAGCCTCTCGCTACGTGCCGCTCGGTGCTAAGATATTGCCACAAGTCTTTGACATCATCCTTATTCACTCTAGCATCTTGATTCAATCTTTGCCAAACTCTATATGCATTTAACATATCACTAGGTAATAATTTTTGTATCTTAGAATCAAATCTTAAATTTAAATTATAAAAATGTTCCATCAAAGGTTCTAACATTTTATTAGTTCTAGCTAACACCATCCATTCACCTGTAGTAAAATCTATTTCTTCAAATGCAGCATCATAATAAATCTTTCCTTCAGCATCTCTAGGTTCCCATTTCTTATCTAGTCTCTCCGTCATATAAGGAAAGATAGACTCAGCTAGTTTATGTATAACTTTAGGTACTCTTCTAGATTTTATTTGTGGATCAAAATTTCCTTTTAAATTTATAAATATCTTAGGATCCGCACCTTGAAATGTATAGATCGTTTGATCATCGTCCCCTGCAATATAAGATCTGCTGCATTTACTCTCTATGTAAAAGAACATATCCCATTGCAAAGGACTTAGATCTTGTGCTTCGTCTAGAAACACAACGTCAAGAGGTGGGCATTTTTCCTTCTTAACAAACTGTGAAATCATATCGTAGTATTCAACCATACCTGTATTTTCTTTATAAACTTTTAAGTCTTCTTCTATCTGTTCAGTTAAACTTGTTTCAACTGTGTGATACATTTCTAATTGTATTGATGCTTCTTGTATGTCTAACTTACGGGACCTAGCATATTCTATAATTTTCATATGTGGATTTATGTATTCTACATAACCAAATTCATTTGTTCTTGCTTCAAAGGATAAATCTCTACAATAAGTAGAATAATTTTTAAAACCATTCCATTTGTTTCCTTTTAATAATTGCGTGTTTGTATTAATTCCTAATTCACTACTACCTAAAGAATGCATTGTACCTATGTGATATAACTTATCTGATATTCTTCTTTGTGCTTCTTGAGCTGCAGCATTACTAAATGATATGTAAACAATTCTTTTAGGATCCGTTTTGTATTCCGTCAGTTCCTTGTTTAAATATTTAGTCAAAGTAAATGTCTTACCTGTCCCTGGTGGTCCAGGAATAATTGTTCTAAGCAAATGGAGCCTCTTTCATTTTTTCTTTTCTTACTGGTGGCCTGTCTACTTCAACTGCATCAATAACTAAATGTCTTGTGTTTTTACCATCTAATACAGTTTGAGTTTCTTTTGCACCAAAGATATCTTGTAACATCTTCATTGTGTTCTCGTGTTTAATATTCCAAGATTTACTTTTATTTAAAAAATTCCAAAAACCTTTAAATTTAAAATAAGTTTTTCCATTTTCTGTAAATGCAATATTTCTTCTAATATCTTCTTTCTTTTTACCTGGTGCTCTAGATACATACTCTGTAAGTAATTCTCTAAACTGCACATCTGTTTTTATGGATTCTGGTGCTTCAATAGGTGTAGCAGTTTGTAATAATTTATTAAGTTGTTTTCTCCAAACTAGTTTAGCTATAGGTAACATCGCTTGATTAATTTGTTCTACACATTTTAATGAAAATTTATCAGGGTCATGCAATTCTGCTGAACTTACCTCAACCATATCCTCACCAATAGTTACATAATAGATAGGCGGATTAGATG